AATAGCTGTAGCACTCGGTGATAAACGAGCAGGTGTATCACCGACTACAAATGCTGTAACACCTCTATCATAATTTAATCCAATCATTTCTTTAAGAACTTCTGTGTATCCAGGTGCAGCAATCAAGTTGAAGATTCTGCTATCCTCGTCACGGATTTGTTGGTTATCGTTAATTAATGCTTGTAAAGATTGTACAACAATTGCTCTTTGCGCTTGTCTGCCAAAAGTTCCTGCACCTGTTGTTTGATTTGCTGCATCACTAACCCAACGATCTGGGAAATACGTAAACATAGATGCATTGCTTTGATTCGGATTTGTAGCAAATTTATTTACATATCCAGTAACATATCTTTTAACGTTAAATCCTGAACGACGTAAGTTCCATAATAACATGCCTCTTGGATATAATGCTGCACTAGGTGCATCGAAGTCTAAAAAGTTTGAACTTAATAAACTAACAATCGAACTTGGTGTAGAACCTAATGATGCTCCGCCGTCTACGTTCCAACGAGCATCTGCAAAAAGAACACCATTTTCAGTTGTTTGATCTGTATTATCAATTAATGTCCAAGTTGTTGTTACCGCATTATAACGATTAATTAATGGATAGTTTTCTAAATCGCTAGTGTCGATCCATAAATCACCGGTAACTAATGAAGTTCCATCGGACTGAACAGTTGGTTGAGTTGCGCTAATAATAGGACCGTTTGGATCAGTTCCTGAAATAGCACTATAATTCTTATAGCCGACCCACTGACTGCCATTATTAACCATAATGTCAACTTCATCAACAATACTGCTGTACCATAATGTACCATTTGCAGGGGTCGATGTAGGTGCTGTTGCACTCGCTGGAGCGAATGCAGAACCATTAACAGATGCTGTCCATAATGTAGCAACATAGTGTCCTGAAGTACCAACCGGATCATTAAAGAAGTTTGCAGTACCTGAGCTAGCAAATAAAGTTGCAACAGGTGTGCCTGTTACTTCTACTAACTTAATGTCACCGCCTTGTGTATGGCTAATAACGATTTGATTTGTTGTACTAACACTTACAGATACACTAGTTGATATTAATGCTGCTTGCAATTGAGATGCTAGTACGCCTGCATCTGTTGTAGCACCAGTTGCTGTGAAAGAAACAGTTAATGGTGATGTAAAACTAGCACTTCCTGCAACAGTTTCAGATACTGTGAAAGAATAACTTCCTGCAGCAAATGTTGAACTTAAAATTGGTGAAGATGTAATAGTTGTTGGACCAGCTGAGCTACGGCCATAAATCTTAAAATCACCTAATGCTGGTGTGCCTTCGTCATCGTTATACTTAACATAGATAGTACCTAATGGAAGATTAATACCACCACCGACTGGGTCTAATGCGTTAAGTGCAACTGCGTTGTTAGCATACAACGGAGCAGATTGTGCAATCCACGAACTAGATGATGTACTATAACGATTTACCACCCAACTAGCACCTAAGTTTGGATTAGTAGTTTTAACCCAAATAGATCCTGTCGGAACACCATTTGCAGAACCTGTCCAATCTGTAGTTTTATACGTCGGTACTTGGTAATGCGGAGAAACAGTATATTTAGGTGCTTTGTAAGTAAGTTCTTGTAAGCCGACAATTCCAACGTTTGCGCCTGATAATGTAAAATCTACACCTGTAGAATAAATTTCTAAGGCATTGTTTACAATTTGAGCAGTAATACCTGGAGCAGGATTGGTAGTGTTAATTGCAGTAACTAACCCTGAAAGTGTAGTAATTCCTGGTTGTGTGTAAGGTGTTCCGCCGACAGTAATAGTAAATGCGTTACTGCTACTTAATGTACCAGGTGATGTTGACCCTCTAGCACTTGGCATACTAGCTGTCCATGTAGGAGATCCTACTTCAACCCAAATACCAGCCGCTGTGTACGTTTGTGCTTTTTTGTACCATAACTTAATAAGTGATGTTACTGCAACGATTGCATATTGTCCTACTGAACCGTAACTAGCTATTGGAGCATAGTATTGATCTACTAATGCTGAATTAGTAATTACAGACGGAATTACATTATTAAATGATTGTCCACCGACTTGTGTAGCTGGAGCAGAATTCCATGTAAACACACCGTATAATGAATCTGTCGAATCAAACCAGTATGTATTGTTTGCAGGTGCACCGGTCGGAGCAGATGCAAGTGGTTGTAATGCGTTTAAGTCAACATCTGCGCGAGCAACATATGCTCGATTGCTTACTCCTAAGTAGCTGTATGCTGCGTGTAAGCCATATTCGTTTAGTTCGCCTGCATTAACTGGATTGTTTTGAGCATCCGTTTGGAAAAGAGGCATTCCAAAAGTATCTGATAAGTCTTTTTGACTTGTTAATAAATAAACTTGACCAGCATTTGCTTCTGTGGTTCCTGGTGCAGTACCAGTGCCTGATCCGTTCATTTTATCTTGTGCAGTAGCAACAAAGATTAATGGAACAGTTCCCGGTGCATTTGAAGTATAAAAACTTTCATCAGTAACAGTTACGCTTATGCCTGGTGAATTAAGTTGAGCCATTGTATGATCTCCATGAATACGATTTCTAATTGTATTTATAGGAAATCATCGTTTTCAACTACCTAGATACCCAATAAAAAGGTACCAAAAAGGCTTAAATAAGTTATGAGGCCTTTATGTAAGTGCGGATTACGTCCGCGAGCAGTAAATTATAAAAAAGACGGCAGAACTTATTATAGAAAGCTCTGCGAAACTTGTATGAGAAACGGTCCGTATTACGGAGTTCCGAGATGGTATCGTAGTGGGTATAAGATTAAGAATATTTGCGATAAATGCGGATTTAAATCACCGTTTCCAGAAGTATTTGCGGTATTTCATGTCGACGGTGATCTAAATAATTGTAGACCTACTAATCTTAAAACAGTTTGTGCTAACTGTCAAAGAATATTACATCGAGAAGGTATTACTTGGAAACAAGGCGATCTTGTACCAGACCTTTAATTGTATTATATAGTTCGTCGATACTTGTAGAATTTTCAATAACAGCATCAAAATCAGCACCAAGCCATGACCACTCACTCGGATGAACTCTTAACGCATCCATTCTTTGTTTTGCTTCGATTGATCTGGAACATTTATCACCGGCATTTGCATCGCAAGCATCCTTATACCATTCAGGTTCGTCTCCTCTTTTTACACGAAAAACTAGGCCTCCTGCATTCTTGATCGCCTGGATTTCATTTTCAAATCTACAATCTGTGATTACAATATTATCTTTCGAGGTGCGGATTTTATTTTCTAAACTAGCGATCCAAATATCATCATGAAATCCGACTCGTAGTACTTCTGTTCCCCAGTTCTGCAAAACCCACCGGGGAGTAATTTGCATGCCTAATCGATTTGACCACCATTCATCTGTTGTTTCACGCCATGCACGAGATGATGCAGTTCTGCCTTCGAGTAACACTCGATCCCATCCGAATACATTTGCTACTGCATCCTTCAATGAACTAGCAAAACTTTCTCTGCGAAAGTCATGAAAATTAACGAGATAATCAGCAACTGTATCTTTGCCTGATCCGATAAAACCGCAAATACCTATAATCATTAAAAAACTCCAAATAATACGTATTATAAGGAGTTTTTATAAGAATGTCAAATAAAATATTAACCGAAGATAAATGTATAAGGAATTTCTCGTGTACCAAAGTTATCTATTTCTTTGTCGAGCTTTTCTAATTCTTCTTTGCTTTCTGCTATTAATGCAGTACCATTTAAGGTAATTCCTGCGCCAGTCGGTCCTGCAATATTACCGAATAAACTACGAGCTTGACCTAACATTCCTTTACAAGTTGCCAGTGTGTAATCTTTTAACCACTGCTTACAATATGGATCCTGTAATAATACCCAATCAGGACGATAATTGTACGTTCTTATTAAGACTTGTTCGCCTTGTGAAAATGGTCGTTGTAAAATTGTTAAAATGTGTGTTGTTGGTTTCCAACTATATTCTATATAACTACCAAACATACGTCCTACTATTTTTTGGTAACCCGCAAACAGTTCATAAGTCGCTAAACCACCCATCATAGTACCACTTAATAAGTAGGTATTAGTGTACGCCAAGTTGAATGGTTCAAACAATGTGCCACCTGCCCCAAGCCCGCTACGCGAGCCAACTGATCTACGGAAAATTTCACGAACTTCGATAACCTCATCTGGAAGTCTATATTCATTTACATCTTGTATTAGAAGTAAATTCATCCAACTTTCTTCAACAGCATTCGAACTGCGCTGTCTATAACGAGTTAACGCTCTATCTAAAGCAGTCTCATAGTGTTTAGGATCAAGTTCAACATCAATCATTCCATCGCCGAGCATGGTCCTGACGTAATCAAACACTTTATTTCGTTCAATGGTTGAATCTGATTGGGTTGATGGTGGTAGATCGTCCATAATTTAGTCCTCTAGTATATTTATCTTACGATAAATATGATTATGCCTAGACTATCATTATATAAACCCGAGAAAGGTAACAATTACAAATTTATCGATCGACACATTTCGCAGATGTTTCAAGTGGGCGGAACTGACTGTTTTGTACACAAATATCTCGGCGTAAATACCGATCTCGAAAATGCTACTGCAGATCAACCAAATTATGCTACTACTGCTGTAACTAATATACAAGATTTATTGTTTTTAGAAAATAGAGATCGAAAGTATGATACTCAAATTTACAGAATTCGTGGGATTTATAATGTACAAAATATCGACTTTAATTTAAGTCAATTCGGTATGTTCATTGATCAAGATACATTGTTTATGACTATTCACATCAATGATTTTATTAACTATATCGGGCGTAAACCATTAAGTGGTGACGTTTTGGAAATGCCTCATTTAAGAGACGATTTTGCTCTTAATGATTTTGATATGGCATTACCGAGATATTATGTAATCGAAGACGTTGGTCGAGCAAGCGAAGGGTTTAGTGCTACATGGTATCCACATTTATATAGATTAAAACTTAAACGAGTTACTAATAGTCAACAGTTTGCTGATATCTTTAATCAACCTGCACTCGATGCAAATGGTGACCCGGTTCCGGATACATCATTGGAAGATCTAATTAGTAACTATAATTTAAGAACACAAATTAACGAGTCTATTATTCAACAAGCAGAAGCAGATGCTTCTATGAGCGGTTACCAAACTAGACAGTTTTATACTTTAGCAGTTGATCCTGCAACTGGTCATCCTATCTTGAAAACAGTCGATGAGACAGACTTCGATGCTAGTCTCTATGGTTCAAATTTAAATGCCAGTGCTGTTGAAGGAATTCCTTTAAGAACCGGATATGTAGGGTATCTTGTCGGTGACGGATATCCAGTAAATGGATATGTATTTGGCTACGGTATACAATTTCCGGCCGCTCCAGCACTAGACGATTTCTTTTTACGAACAGATTTTATGCCAAACCGACTATTCAGATTCGATGGCAATAATTGGTTAAAAGTCGAAGATGCTGTCCGAATGACAATGACCAACACCGATACTCGTCAAACTTTAAAAACTAGTTTCATTAACAATACTAATTACATTTATAACGAATCAGTTGGATTAGATTACATAGAGCTCACCGCAGGGCAATACGTAATAGATACTGATATCGACTACGTAACTGCACTATTTGTTTCGTTAAAATTTGGAACAATAGAAACATCGTATGTAGTCGCTGATCATCCATCTATAATTAGTAATCATTCCGGAAAAGTACGAATTACATTACCTATTATCGATAGTCATCGACAAGTAATAGCAGAAGCTGGACAATGGAAAATAATGTTAT